AATTTTTTGATCGTATAGTGTATCACGTTGGCCTTCGTTCAATGCCACAGTTTGGAATTCACCTGTTGCGCCATCAATGTACCCCACTGATGTTGCGTTAGTGATTCCACCACGTCTTGTACCTGCTGGTGCAAACCATGGATAACTTGCATTATCACTTAGAGCGATTGTTTTCAACATCATATGTGTTGACGGAACAACTGCATTTGAACCACCTAGATCTGTTGTAAATCCACTTGGATAAAACACAGCTAGATATTCGTCATAGGTAACAATACCATCGTCATTGTTATCTGTTACTAGTTCTGCATTAGAACCATAGTTGGTTAATGAAGTAGCATCGCTTGGCAAGCGTAATGGTGTGTCAGCGATAACAAATGCTGTTACACCACGATCGATGTTTAAGTTAACTAGATTGCTCATTAGCTCAGGATATCCTGGGCAAGCAATTAAGTTAAAGTTGCGACGTTCTTCATCACGTATTTCTTGGCTGGTATCAACCGCACTCTTCAATGATGCAACAACAACTGCTCGTTGTGCTTTACGTAGGAATGTTCCTGACCCGTCTTCGTTGTTAGGTGAAGCTGTGACCCAACGATCTTTTTCTGTGTAACTGCTCATAGATTCTGCAGTAACTAAAGCATTACCTAGAGGTGAGTTTGTAGAATCATATCTTTCGTTGTCTTTGGTTTGGTCGATATAATTTACTTCGTATCTCTTAACGTTACCGTCGGATCTGCGAGTATTCCATAACAACATACCTTTTGGATACAGTGCTGGATCTGGAGCATCCGGATCTAAGTAATTGCTTGATAGCAGTGCTTGGATCGTTGCTGCTGTGTTACCTGTAGCACCAGTTTTACCCCAACGTGCATCAGCAAATAAAATACCTGACTCTGTGGTTTGATCAGTTTTGTCAACTAGTTCCCATTTTTCGCTAGCAGGAACACCTTGGATGTTGCTGTTATAACGATAGATTGTTGGGAAGTTTTCTAGATCTGCTGTTGAGATCCATAAATCATTGTTAACAAATGTTACACCGCCAGTGTAAGGATTTGATGCAGATACTTTAGGACCTGTAACTGAAGTTGAAGGAAACTCATCTAGATATCCAACCCATGTGTTGCCGTTGTGTACCATAATATCAATTTCGTTGACTCCAGAATTGTACCATAGTTGTCCGTCTGATGGATCGTTGCTTGGAGCAGATGCCGCAGCAAGGAAATCGTTAGCTGCCAGTGGTTGCCATCCTGACGCCACATAGTTTTCAGCTGAATTCGCTGGCAGTTCGTAGAAGTTAGCAGTACCTGTTAATGTATCAATGTTAAATGGTGCGAACAATGTCGATAATGCTGTTAAGCTAGCACCACTTGCTGCAAATCTGATTTCACCGCCTTCGGAATGTTCGATCACTAGTTCGTTGTCTTCAGTAACACTGGCCTCAACGTAGCTAGGAATTTCAACTGGATTTGCTGGATCTGAATTATCAAAACCAAAATTCACAATAGCGTTGATAGCATCTGCAATTTCTCTTGGTGCGTTTGACACACCAGTAGTCGTTGTAGTTGTAAATGTAATTGTTTTCGACACTAGTGTAGCACTACCTGGAATTGATTGTTTCAAAGTCCAAGCTAAGTTGCCGTTACCAACTTCTGTAGCTGTAATTGACTGCGACGTGATTTTAGTTGCAGCATTTGCTGTCACTGCTCGTTTTAGAATACGGAAAGTTGCTGTTTCTGGACTAGCATCGTATCTGTTATCTTCTAACGCATTGGTTTGAACATATAGTTCGTTGGCTGCAATATTTGCACCGCCACCTGAACGATCTAGATAGTATAATGCAGCATGACCGGATGCATACAATGGAGCATTTGCGGTTACCCATGTTTCAGTAGCTGAATTCCAGCGTTTAGCGATCCAACGTGCACCACTGTTTGGTTCTGTGGTTTTGATCCATAAAGAACCAGTTGGGCGACCGTTAGCTAATGTGCCCGAACCGTCATCGTCATCATCGCCAATTTTAAATGCCGGCACAGATGTATGTGGAGTTTGTACTAGTCTTGGACCATGATATGTGCCATCTGTGATACCAAATGTAGTAGATACATTCAATGTACCCGAAGCAATTACAATAGCATTGGTTAAAGATGAGTCGCCTTCGTTGCCTGCTAAGTCGCCACCACCCATATTACCTGCATCGCCATATAGATACAATCTATTGTTAACACTGCGAGCTGTAACGCCATTAATATTCAATCCGTTGATTGTATTCACTAATCCATCTAGTGTGTTATTTGGAGATACCGCAACAGTAACTGTGGTGCCGTTAATAGTAAAGTTTCCACTTATTGTAGAAGTAACTGATGTAGCACCTTTGATTGTAGGCCAACTTGCTGCCCACGCTTGACTGCCCACTAATACCCAATCTCCGGAATTAACTGCTGTGCCACCGCCTGCAATATTACCGTTGCCTGGTGATTTGTAATAGATTCTTGCGTATTCTTTTGACGCACTAAATGTTCCAGAACCGTCTACAGTTTCAAATACTACTGCGTAATCGCCTATGGCACCAAAAGAAGTTTTTGGAGCTCCGCTGGTAATATTATCTACATCATCGTCTGTTAGTACATGTGGAATCTTAGTTGTGAACTTTTGTCCACCAACTACTGTGGCTGCAGATCCATTCCATTCTTGGATTCCCCAAGCTGTAGAACGTGTATCTATCCACCATTGTCCGTCGTCTGGTAATGCTCCCGGGGCTGATGCTGATGCTTCTAATTCGGTTAAATCTACGTCAGCCCTAACAATAAATGCTGCGTTGCTTACTCCTAGCAAACTGTAAGCTGCTAGAAGACCGTATTCGTTGCGTTCTCCACCGTGTACTGGATTTGAACTTGCTGTCTTTTCAAAGAAAGGTACACCATAAAAATCTACTAGATCTTTTTGGCTTGTCATTTTAAATGCTTTTCCAGCATTTGCTTTAGTTGTTGCAGTAGCAGTACCTGTGCCTGCTGCATTTGTCTTATCTTGCCCTGTGGCAACAACGATAAGAGGTGTTGTGCCTGGCTCGGCAGGTGTATACTGACTCTCGTCGATTACCGTAACTTGTACGCCGGGTGATTGAAGTGCCATGTTCCCTATTCTCCTGGTAATAGTTTTGCTCAATGTATTTAGCGGTGGAACACAAAATTGGCTTGTTTACCTAATTGAAAAAGGGGTCAAAAAGGTGCAGTTCTTTTAAATATGTATATGAGACCATTGTGCAAATGCGGATTTAGACCCCGTGCGATAAACTACAAAAAAGGTGATAGGATCTATTATCGAAGCCTGTGTGAAACCTGCATGACACACGGATTAGGGCACGGTATACCTAGATGGCAACGTGCTGGTTATAAGATGAAATTGCAGTGTGATAAATGCGGACATAGAAGTCCGCATCGTGAAGTTTTTAGAGTTTTTCACGTAGACGGCAATCTTGATAATTGCCGCTACAATAATTTAAAAACTGTGTGTGCTAACTGTGCTCTAACACTGAGTAAGGACGGTGTCCTCTGGAAACAAGGGGATCTGCTGGCCGATTACTAGGCTCTGTGCCTGTTTGAATAAGTCGTCTATAGTGCCATTGTTGTCGATAACATGATCAAACTCGCTGCCTAACCATGCCCATTCTGATGCATGTATTTTACGCAGTTTCATTGCATTAATACCGATATTGTTGCCTTGATTAGCAGAAACAGCATCATCATACCATTCAGGCAGCGCACCGCGTTGAACCCAAACTATAACACCGTTGGCCTTTTTGATAGCTTCAATTTCATTAGGAAATCTGCAGTCTGAAATCACGATGTTGTCTTTGCTGTTTCTTAATTTGTTTTCTAGGCTTGCAATCCAGATATCATCATGGAAACTGCGGCGGCAAACTTCGGTGCCCCAGTATTGCAGCACCCATCGCGGAGTCAATGTAGGCATGTTCAAGCGTTCGGCCCACCATGGATCTACTTGTTCTCGCCATTCACGTGCTTCTGCTGTGCGTCCTTCTAGCAGAGTTCTGTCCCAACCAAATACCGCAGCCACAGAATCCTTCAGTGTGCTGGCAAATGATTCGCGTCTAAATTCGTGGAAATTAACAAGAAAGTCAGCGACTGTGTCCTTGCCGCTGCCAATAAAACCGCATATACCTATGATCATAAATTGTCTCCTATATGACAATTATACGATAGGTTTATAAAAAAGTCAAAGGATTTTTAGCCAGTTATCCAACCCCAACCCTGTGTAGTAACACCAGTTTTGAGATCTTCCATTAGCTTGTCCATTTCGGTCTGTGCTTCTGTTTTAAGAGCAGCACCGTTTAGGCTTGAACCGCCCTGTGGACCTGCGATTTGAGCAAATTTTTCACGTGCCTGGCCCAACATCATTTTACAGTTAGCCAGAGCATAGTCTTTGATCCATTGCCCAGAATATGTATCGCTGATCAATGCAAAGTCTGGACGCACATTGTAACATAACAGCATTACACTTTCTTCTGATCTTGGACGTTGTTCTATACGTAATTTTTTACTTTGTGGATTGTAAGTAAAATTGATAAAGCTACCGAACATTTTGCCCACTAGTTCTTGATACTGTGCAAACAGTTCGTAGGTTAGCAATCCGCCCATGTTAGTAGAACTTAACAAATAGGTGTTTGTATAGGCTAAATTGAATGGTTCGAAAACTGTACCACCCGAACCACCGCCTGTGCGTGATCCTATACTACGTCGGTAGATTTGGCGTACCTGCTGTATTTCTGCAGGCAATATATATTCGTTGGTATCTACTAATAGATTTAGGAACACATAACTTTCTTCTACTGCGTTGTCGCTGCGCTGACGAAATACTGCTAGGCTTCGGTTCAGTGCTGTTTCGTAGTGTATGGGATCTAACTCCACATCAACCATGCCATCACCTAGCATAGCCTTGCAGTAGTCAAATACCTGTTGTTTTGCTTGATCGTTTGAGCTCATATAACTATTTATCGTAGCGGTAAATATATGACTATGCCAAGACTCAGCTTATACCGTCCAGAAAAGGGCAACGATTACAAGTTTATAGATAAAAATATCTGGGAAATGTTCCAGGTTGGTGGTACTGATGTGCTGATCCACAAGTATCTAGGACCGGGATCTGCCGGTGAAATCACGCCCTCTACACCAGGATATTCCGGCACCAGCGAAACACAGATACAGGATCTGCTGTTTTTAGAAAACAGAGATCGCAAATACGATCCCGATGTGTATATTCTACGTGGTGTTTATAACATACAGGACACAGATTTCAATCTAAGCCAGTTTGGTTTGTTCCTACAGAATGACACAGTATTCATCAGTTTTCATATCAATGACACTGTGGAAAAAATCGGCAGAAAACTAATAGCTGGAGACGTTATAGAACTACCGCATCTCAAAGATGAATTTGCACTCAACGATCTACAGTTCGCTCTTAAAAGATTCTATGTTATAGAAGAAATCAGTCGTGCATCAGAAGGTTTTTCTGTAACTTGGTATCCACATTTATATCGTGCTAAATGTAAACCGCTGGTCGACAGCCAAGAATACAAAGAAATTCTAGATGGAGTTGCAGGTGAAGGCAGCGACCTCACACTGCGAGATGTTCTAAGCACCTACGAAAAAGAAATGCAGATCACACAAGCGGTGTTAGATCAGGCAGAATCAGATGCACCTAAGAGTGGTTATGACACCAGTCGCTATTATCATTTACAAAAAGACACAGACGGCAATGCAGAATTAGTCACGGTAGACAGCGATATGTGCTACTATATCGC